TTGTTAAAAAACTGTGCGGGACTTCAAGCAAAGTGGTCCGGTTTAGCTTGAAAGAATGTAAGCGCGGGTGTGAGCGGGTTTGTGGGCCTTATCAGGGTCGGATGGAGAAGCTGGACAAGCCTTATACGCGGGCTGGAAAGAAGATAACGCATCGAGTTGTTTGTGGGAAGGTTCGGAAAATGAGAGGGGGTCGAGATTTAGTGGCTGAAGATTTTGAAAAAAGAGAAGATGATGGTGATTTTAGAATTGATAGAAGTATTGGAATAGAACCATATATATTTTTTGGAGATACTATTTATTTAGGATGTAATTCTTATAATTATGCAATTTTTTGTGAAAAATGGTTTGGCGGAAAAGTTGTAATTCGTACTGTAGGTAATCTTAAATTGAATCATTATAAAGTTGAAGATAAATATTTTATAACTTTATTAAAAAAATTAAAAGAATATTTAGATAAATTTAACGGATTTAGACGTATAAAAGCATATTTAAATAAGATTATTTCTAACTATAAACCAAATAATGTAAATCCAATAATAAAAAAACAAGAAAAAGAAGAAAATGAAGAAAATGAAGAAAATCAAAGAAGAAGCGAAGAAGAAAATCTAAGAAAAAAAACAACAAAACCTAAAAATAATTTAAATACAGAATTAACAGTCAATGATTTTTCTAAAAATGGTTATATTGGTGGATTTGAAGTTAAAAAAATTGGTCATAAATACTATTTTTTTATTGGACAAGGTGATAATACTTATAGTTTAGTTATAATTTCATATATGGAAAATGGTGAAGAACAAATACAAATTAAAATGTTAGATGGAGACGAAATTATTGATGTAGAATTTAATAGATTTGCTGAAATACTTAATAGAATATCTATTGAAAAGGATAATTTTAATTTTAGAAAAGTACCAGATAAAATGCTTGGTTTAACATTAATATTAAAAAAATTTTATGATAATATGAGTTTCCATCCTACTAAAAAAGAAGAATTTAATAATAATAAGGAACATACTACCAGTAAGCATATTAATCCTAATAAAATATTGTCGTCGGGCTTGTCTTATTATGATGCATTTCATATGCTTCTTCCTTATGAATTTATACAAAAATTCATCCTAAATAGAAGGGATAAATTATTAGAACATCATAGAGCTGTAGCTGCGAATAAAATTGCTAAGAAATTTGTTCATGATAATTTGTTTCAATTAATAAGAAATAATAATTCTAATAAAAAATTGGTAATTGATGAATTTTTAGAAAATATTAATATTAAACAAAAATTTAAATTAAATACTGAAATAAATATGTTAATGTCCGAAACAGAAGAAGAAGCAATAGAAAACTGTAAGCATTTGGTTATGCGTGAAATATCGATACTTTCTAATAAAAATAGTCTTAATCAAATCCAAAAACAAATAAGACATAATGAAATTACTGGAATGGAACGATTGATGTAAACTTAATAATAAATATTATACTTCCAAATATAATTTTTTATCACCTATAAAATTATGTCATATATAAAAAACCACAACAAACCATATTTCTTAAACTCCAATTCCCCCCCCAAATTTCCAAACCGGTTCAAAAAATGTGAGCGCTCTCCTCGTCCCACACGCCGGTTCCTCTTTTGTAAAAGAAATCCTCGATTTCGCCTTCGATAAAATAGACATCACCGCGTTCAATAAAGTCATTCTTCTCACAACGAACCACTCAACCAGCGACAATTTTCAAATGGATAACCCGATCCAGCGCATAAAACTCAATCAAATTCATGGTATCCCAACAAGCCCATCCTTTTTCAAACGCGAACACTCCTATTTATCAATCCTTCCATATTTAGAAAAAATTGGTTATCCATGTTCCATCATCGCGGTTGGGGAGTTCTCCCTTGAACTCTCCCGCATCATAGAGGCCGAAATGGACCGCGCTTTACTTATTGTAAATACGGACCTATTACACTGCGGGCCGAATTACGGAGTTGAATGTCCCGTGAATCCCAAAAAAACAAATTTAGACGTCATTCGAAAAATAATAAGCGGTAAGAAGATATTTCCAAAAGAGATGTGCGGATTTCCGGCTGTCCGACTCTTTCTGGAAATCATCCGGCGCAAAAACTACAAATATACCGAATATATTTATACATCGAGTGATATTCAATCAAATAATCGGACGAACTCCGTCGGATACGCTGGTATCATCTTCGATAAAAACGAGCCCAATCTTGAATATTATAAACAGTTCCAATCTCTTCCAAAGATGACACTTGAATCCTTTCTAAGAAGAAATGGAGACACGCCTTCACACAAGCTTTCCGTTTTCATCCGCGATGTCGAAGGAATATTTACGACGATATATAAAGACGGAAATTTGCGCGGATGTATCGGGACCTTCAATCTTCTGGGCGATTTGAATGAGACAATCACCAACAGAACAATTACGAGCGCCCTCCAAGATAACCGGTTCGCGCCTATTAAAAAATCGGAATTACCACGACTGACATATAAAATAAATTTCTTGAAGAGGCCGGTCGCGAGTTCGATAAATAAGATGAAAGTCGGAACACATGGGATAACGATCCATTTTAGAGACGGCCGGAGCGCAACATATCTGGCGTCCGTATTACAAGAATCATTCGGAATAAACTCAAAGAAGAAACTGATTGACCGCTTCAATTTAGTTCGGGATAGCCTTCAAGATAAGTCCGGCGCATCAACGAAGAATATTGATTTTATTGAAATTTATGAATGTGTCGAAATATAAATCACATAAATTTCGTTATACAGTTTATATACGACGATGTCGTATATAAACTCTAAAATTATAAATCACAATGTGATTTATGTTTTATATTAAAACTTTTAGTATATAACAAAATAAATGATAATTAATCAAGTCGATGTCGAAAAAAAGAAGCGCGGTCGCAAGAAAAAAGTAGTAGACCCCCCTCCTCAAAAAGCCCCCGAACAGTCAAACACCGGATATTACGAATCTACGTTCCTAACGAACCGTGAAAAAGCCCGAATGAAAAAATACGGGATAATCGGTTATGAGCTAATCGTCGAAATATTCAACAACATATGCGTCGCGAAAAACATCCCGAACCTCCTCATCCACGGCGAGAGCGGGTCCGGAAAATCCTATCTTACCAATTACCTCCTTCACGAGCTATTCAAGTCCCATTTTAAAGAGCGTGTCCTGTATATGAGCATTCACGACGAGCGTGGAATATCCACCATCCGCGACAAAATCAAAGCATTCTCCAATATCCAAGTAAAAGAATACAGCGATGTCCCCAGTGTCAAGGTCATCATATTCGACCAAGCGGAGTATATCTCATTAGACGCGCAGAACGCCCTTCGTCGAATCATCGAGACCTCCAATAATATAACACGATTCATATTTATTACGCAAAATACGCGCGCCATTATTGACCCCCTCCTCTCCCGCTGTATCCACCTGAATTTGAACACGAGCATTCAAAAAAGTCGGATAGACCGATACGCCCAACTATTTCCGGCAATTCCCCCCGCGAAAATAAGAGAGATTTGCGAAACATACAACAATTTCGGTCGCGAAATCCACGAGATGGAGCTTTTAGAAATAACTGCGGATTCTATTTCCTCCGCGGAGAATGTAATTTCAGATGAGAATTGCGAGGATTTAGTTCGCCTGTTCAACAATCCAGATTCTAAAATGGAGGATTTTATCCAGTTCATCGATTCCCACATGCGCAACGTGAATATCAGTTTATCTTTAAAGAAAATATACTCCCATTTTCGGAAGTGTAGTTATTATTTCTTGGACTACGAGATGAATTCAAATAATGACTCAAATGAAAATCTATTCCTCCTGAATCTCTTCATGAAATGTAAAAACAATATAGAAAAAACGTAATATTATAATATTATCACAACATATGAATATTTTTGCTTTAAAAGAATATAATGAATGGGTCGCAATTGATTTAGGTGCCGGTCTCTTTTACAAGCTCGAATCGCATCCGGATTCCCAACTGGAACCTTACGATTCCGTTGAAATCGCAGGAGATTCAACTGAATCAACTCCTCCCGCCGACCTCTTATTGAAAAAATACAATTTCCTAAAATTCGCCGGTTGTAAAACGGCCACGAAGAAGCCATCATCTTCAAAAAAGATATTCGGAATCATTGATTATACTAATAAAACGCAATACGGAAAAAAAGACAACAAATTCATTACTCGTTTCCGGCCCCTCTCTTTCTCAACGAGTGCCACTCTCCTTATAAAAACGAACTCCCGCCTCCATCATAATGTATATGCCTTCGGAGAACAAGAATCAGGCGCCGATATTCTGAAATGCGTATCCGTTTGTGGAAATGTCGGGGCCGAGCAAATTGATATAATGTCCCCCTTTTACGCCACTGATACAGTCCCCAAGCGCTGGAAGTCGCCCATTCAGACGATTCCAAACGCCGGCGCCATCGATATGACCGCAAAATCCGTATTTTCAATTGATGGGGATTCCACATTGGACGTGGATGACGCAGTCCATTATGAATACGGCAACGGTTTCCATTGGATTTGTATTCACATCGCCGATGTTTCCAGCACTCTTAATTCGATGGATGAATCGACGCATCGGACATTTTTGGAGCAGATGGCCACGAATGCGTCATCAATATATCCTGACGGAGTTAATAAAATAGATATGATATCGAAGGACGTGGGGGAAAACCAGTGTAGCTTGGTCGAAGGCGCCATCCGAAATGTTATATCAATGGTCTTCCGGTTCGACGAATCATACGGGCTCCTCGATTCTAAACTAATTCATGCTCGTATTATAAACCGGCGAAAGATGACATATAAAGAGGCCGACCGCATTTTTACAAATAAGAAGCTGGAAGATTTGCCGGAGAATCGCGACCTTTATATGATTAGATTGATTATGGACAAACAACACACACACACAACTTCCGGACAAGAATACGGGGATATTCCTGATGAATGTATCAGTCGCGCCCTTGTTGCGAAGCTGATGATTCTTTATAATACGCACATTGCGAAATATTTATATCAAACGAACCCTCTCAGTATCCTTCGCGTCCATTACCAGTCAGAAGAAGATACTAACACCGATTCTCTCCATCCGGATGTTCTTCCGATTATTCAAAGAATGAAATCATATAAGGGGTATTACAGAGTGGCGGGCGATTGCGCGCCTGAGGACGCACTTCATTCATCACTGGGCCTAACTTATTACACACACGCGACGTCCCCCATAAGGCGGTTCGTCGATTTGTGGAACCAGATTTGCCTGATTAATCCAAGTCCGTCCAACTTCAACATTCGCGACCACATTCATTCCATAAATTGGCGGAGCTTTATGATAAAAAGGGCGTATGAGCAGATGAATTTGGTCAGCATATTTCAAGCAAAGCGTAATAATCAATTAGATAAAGCGTATGAAGGCGTTATAATTGGGATTGATGACGATTCCGTAAAAATATATATCAAAAAGTTGAACAGGAGCTTTATGTTTCGCGTTTATAATAAGGGAACCGCGAATATTCTTGATTATTGCGCGACTGATAAACACATTCAATTCATGCGCCACGATTATCATAAGTTTTGTTTGGAGTTGTATCAAAAGATTATCTGTCGCATTTTTATAAAGACTGACCAGTATGTGTGGTCTAATAAGGTCGCAATAGAGCTATTAGAGCCGTCATTCTCCGATTTTTTGCTCGGGTAAATTCAGCTCAAAAATCCATGACCGCTTTGAACATTCTGGACAACAATTCTGTTTCTCATCCAAATGCTCATCGCATACAATATGACCGCAATCACGATAAACATTGAAAACGCCTTCGCAATTCAAGCAACATTTTGTCGGGAGCAATATACATAAAGATGCTTTCCCAACATGTTTCGTTGCGTGATGAAGCGCCCCATTGGGCCCACATTTATGCGTTCCTTTCCAGTTCGTAGTATAGAGATTACCGCAATTACTGAATGCACGTATATCGCTACCACGCCATAAATCGATTTTTGACATATCAACACCGCGCTTTTCAAGAAACTTAATGATAGACGCTTTTTCATCAGATTTCATTTGGATAGATGCTTCATTGCGTTTCCGGCGCTTATCTAAAAAAACGGCGACCGCTCGATTAAATAAACCAGAAATATTGACTGGCGCATATTCTCGCCGACACATTGGACACTTTTTTTGAAGAGTCAGCGCGCGACTGAAACATCTCCTACAAAAGGAATGACCGCATCCACAGGCGATTCGAACAATGTCTTTATTAGAAGTGTCGCAACAGATTGAGCAAAAGCCGTCTTCCAAAAACCCATCTTCAAAATCGTATTGATATCCTTCTTTCAGTAGGATTAAAATCACCCAGAGATACACTTGGATGAATCTATCTACTTCATCGTGATAAAGACTAATGTAAATTGGAAAATTTGGGCGACTTTGCCTGATTTTAAACATTTCTTCAAGTGGTAATTGTATTCCAATTTCAAGAACTGATTTGATAACTTCATGATTTTGTATGTATATATTTTTCTGGAAATCATACAACGTTGAAACAAATTCTCCAATACGAATTAAAAAAGTCCGAATTATTGAACGAACAATCCTCTCAAAATCTGAACGGTCTGATGGTCCATCTTGTCCATGATATTCATGATATGTTGATGGAACATTTGTATTAGTTATCAGCCAGTAATCCCAAATAAGTAAAATAATCGAATGAATATTGTCCATTTCATGATAATCGGATGAAGGGGAACTAAGGTCGGTATGAATACTTTTCAAAAGGTTTGATATATATTGGAATCGACTGAAATGACAACCGTCCGTTCTTGGTTCAGATGATTTAAGAATCATCTGAAATATGTTTTCAAGTTTTCTATCCAAAAAAGACATTTTATTTGTTGAATTAACTACTGTTATTTTATTCAATTTTTGTAAAAATTGATGGTAAATCGAAGCAAAATTTTTATGGTAATTGCCACACAATAAGCAAAACGCTAAGTGGTTGATGGTTGATCGACCTTGTCTTGCATATCTTTGGATGAGGTTTAAATTAAAGTAAAGATATAGGGGAACATCATAGTTTGAAGAATAAAAATCGATTCTGGATATAGTCAGATTATCTTTCTATGTCGTAGAAGTAAAACAGTTTTGATATAATTTCAATTTGGATCTATTCGAATTGTTTATCTATGTAAATCATAGAAGTGATTGCAAGTATTTCAGCAATAATTTCAGAATCTATAGTTCTTCATTCAAAATTTCCTCTCGGTTAGATAAGATTTTTCAAGCATTTTGGAATATTAAATCGAACGGCTAACTTGTTAGTGTAATTGTATTTGTTTAGACGCCTTAGGGGCTTTGATTCCCAACGCCATCTTTACATCAGACATCAATGTCAATCACATATGGACAATTCTTTGTTCAAACGAGTTATAATTTTTCAATCAATTCATAATGATGAATATACAAGCTATTGAAGCAACCAATCCCGTAAATCAGATTTTCAAGTAGGACATTTATCTTTTCTTGAAGTTCGCCCAAGTTAAAATTGACGCACACTTTCAACACTTCATTACAAATGTCGCGTATTTTGAATATACTCTTCACAAAGTTCCCATCAAAATTATTATACACGCGCAAAACCTCAATAAGTGGCTCTTTTTCAATCCACTTGATAAAAGGGATTACGAAACCGAAGCTAATATTCAGGCGATGCTCCATCTCATATTTATAATAAGTCTCCATTATATTTCCATAAGTATACCATACACTATCCAGCGCCAATATAGTCCCATCATCCAACAGAGCCCGCGTCTTATCCCAGACATCATCGTCCCCATCGGGCCCATCCTCTGAAAAACACGCGAAGACGACCCCGACCGTTTTCCAATCGAGCCCATCAAAAAAGCGGTCTTGTATCAACTTTCCTAAGACGACCTCGCAACAGTTTGATAAAGAGGCCACTATTTTACCGTAAGGCGTCATGACCGGCTCCTGAGTAATGAGCCCGAGTTCCACATTGAAATCCCTTATTTTCTCCAAGTTGATTTCGATTGCGTTCCGGCTATATTCAATGTTTTCATCGACCTTCTTCATTTCCGCTATCAAATGCTTCCGATGTATGTCGTTCTGTATATAGTCCGACGTCGCTTGATTCATCTTTCCGCTTATTTCCTCAAACTGCTTTTGTAATTTTTGTTTCGCATTCCCCCGCGCATTCTCAATATCCGGTTTTATTTTCATATACAATCGGATGACCTCTTTTTCATCGGCCGTCAATTGAACATCTGGAATCATCCGGAGCGCTTCCTCCAACTCCGCATACTCCCGCTCATAATAGGCGACGCCCATCGTTTGCTC